AGAAGGTGATGTTGTTATTGTCTTCTTCGGTGTCTTCTTCTTCATCGGCTAAATCTGGGTTAAATATAACATCATCTGTATCGGTGAGTACTGACAGCTTACAGAAGTCTAAGCATCCGGCTATAGTGTAATCGTTAAGATCGTATTCGCTCTTGAACCTATATACCAGCTTAGCCAGTTCGTACTGTAGCGTGTCCGTTTGTTCGTTGATGTTCATCACTTCGTTCTTCCTAACGCTTTAACATTCTTCGAATGATTAATACTAATGTTCATGATGTTGTAACTATAGCATAAGGTGAGACGTTTTCATAGGTAAATCGACGACCAAGCTGTACATCTGTTATTTACTACATCTTTAACTTTTATGCTTTACAAAGTCCCTTCGGCTTGAGATCGTTATAATCAAGATATTACGTAGTATATATTGTATACGTATCGTATTTCTTGTTAATAAGCCATAAGCAACTACTGCTTTAGAGGTTACATTAGCTGATACTTGTTGTAGCTATTTTATTCCACTTCGTTACATAACGACCAATACAAACGCTACAGCTCCATCAGATCAATACATCCGTTGTTTAGTTAGCTCATACATTCGTTCTTTCGCTAACATCTCTAAACGGTCTGATTGATAACGTGATCTATAAATAAGTTTTTAAGGATAGGTGTGTTTATATAAGATATAGCTATAACAATAAAACTGTATTTACACTAACTACGTCATCACCTTATATAACAGCTATAACAGTAATCAAAGGTTTGTTATTAAGTAGGAGGAGCGATAGCGACTACATCCAAGTGACAGCTACAGCTTTGTTATTACGCTTATGGAAGCTATCAGTGAAGTCTTGTAGTTCTTTATGAAGTAGTTCTTGTTGTCTATCAACCATCGATTGGTCAGCGTTAGCAGCCATCTGCTGCGTCCAATAACCAACAGCGATTGATAGAGCGTCAAGACGGTCATCGTGTACTAGTGATCCTCTATCTCTTGTTATCCTAGATAACTGATACATTAACATATATCTGGTTTGTTGTTCTATAGGGTAGCTAAGAGCTGATCTGTAATCATTTGTTATAACAGAAGGGTCGATGACTAGACGATGAGCGTTAAGTACAGGTTCTAAGGTATCAACGATACGTAGCTCCTTTTGTTTGTTATGACGTACTTCCTCTATAGTTACTGGGTAAGTGGTACGAAACAACGGTTTAATCAGCTCCATGAACATACCGTCTCCAAAGTTAGACTCTATAACAACGATATTAACTTTGTTATCTTTTGCTATAGCTACCAGTTGTTTAAGGGTCTTCTCGTCGTATCCACCTTTTATACCACCCGCATCAGGTACGTACAGTTGTCCGTTAAGCATCTTTACCACAGCGTACCCCGTCTCGTCCTTACCACGCCCTGATGGGTCAATAGATAACACAGACCCTGTGTACGGTATCATATCACCTACAGTGGAAGAGGGTCTCCTAAATCGATCCCCCGCCAATCCGACATTTGGTAGATCACGATCCGTATTATCCGGGTCAGAGGACCACACGATCTTTTCAGGAGCTAGGTCTACATCCACATCAGATATAATCAGATCGTTTATCTTTAGTGGGTATCGATCAGCATCAGATAGCTTCGGGTTCAACATGAACTGTAAGGCGTACCCAGTCCTACCGTAGCTCATCTTTCTTTCTTCAAGGTCTAAATCAGTGAACCGTAAGGGTTCTGTAGAGGTACCGACAGTCTCTTCGTTTATATCGTCCGCTATAAGGGGTGCTAGATCTCCTCCGTAGTTGTTCGTAGCCTCGGTATCGTCTGGATACTCTGAAGGCCATATACGGCTCTTGTAGCCCCTCTCTCGCAGTTTGTTGTATATACTGTCTTCACATTGAGGAGTACCAAGAAAGATGATACGGGAGGAGTCGAGTGGTTTAACGATAGCGTCAAACTCCTTTACTTGTTCATCCAGCTTATCCCTCATTCCTTGAGTAGCAGAGTTATTAGCTACCTCTACGTCGTCCGCTACGATGATGTCTGCACGGGAACCTGTGAGCTGTGATGATATACCAAGGGACTTAACAGAGGGAGCGTGAGAAGCTGGAGCGGGTCCTACATCAAATGCTATCTTACTGAATCGTTGGTTCTCTGATGGCTTTAATCCTTGTAAAATGGGAATCTCCTGAATGATTCGCAAGGTAAATGTAGAGAAGTCATCCGATCTATTCTTAGATGCAGACACAACAAGTATGTTCTTAGCTGGGTCCAGCAGTAGCTGATGTACTACAAAGGCTGATGTTATCCAACTCTTACCTACTCCCCGGAACGCCATAATAACAGACCGCTTCGGACCGTGTTGCAGGTACTCCGCTATATCGTATTGAAGCGGGGTAGGATCAGGGAGGTTAAGGTGTTTCCAAACTAGGAATAGAAAGTTTCTAAAGTCCCGTAGCTTGGGCGGTATCTCGATGTTGTTGTTCTTCTTCTTCAAATGGTAACGCTTTTAATTGATGATCTAATGCTTCCAAAGGCGTACCTACACCGCTGTCCATCAATACATTGTTATCTTTCAGGAACTGCCTAGCACCGTTAAGAAGAGCAGCGTTGTACTCCCCTAAATCCTCCATCATATCTATGCTGTGACTGTACGCACCTGCTATCTTATCGTGCAGTTTACTTCCCTCTTTATGACTAAGCATGATGTTATCTTACTACTGGTTGTTATCTTTGTAAACAAAAAGAGGCGGCTCCGAAGAACCGCCCCTTAATGATGGATGAGCTAATTTATCGCTAACGCTCTAAGCAGTTAATGCTGTCTCGAACTCGGATACCGTACCTAACTCAGTACCGTTATGGTAAAGGTTAGCGTCGAGATCAGCAAGAGCAGCGGAGCTGTCCGTTCCGGAGATGTCGGTGGAAGCAGCAGTTGCGGAGGTAGAGAGAACCTTGAACTTGTCGTCTCCTTCGTCCCAGATAAAAGCAACATTGCTTTCGGAGGAACCACGCTCAACGATGAAACCACCGTCATTAGAAGCGTTAGCACCAGAAGCAGCACCTTTAGACAGATTCATCAACGAGTCAGAAACATCGATGTTGGTGGTCTGTACGGAGGTGGTTGTTCCTTGAACGGTCAAGTTTCCGGAGAATACAGCATTAGCAGCCGAGATGTCACCGCTGAACGAAGCAGAGTTACCGTCAGAAGCGAGGGAACCAGCTTGGGTTTGCAGATTAGAGATGTCAGTGTCGTTGCTGGATACATTGCTTTGAAGAGTGCTGATGTCCGAATCATTAGAAGAAACAGCGTCAGCAACAGTTTTCAGTTGTGTATCAAGAGCATTATCAGCAGCTTGAAGCGAAGCAACAGAACTGATGTAGTTAGCACTACCATTAGCGGTGTACGATCCGTCAGCACCTAAACCAGCACCAGACTGAGTAGCATTAACTTCCGATTGAAGGGAGCTGATGTCGCTGGAGTTGGTGGAAACGCTGGACTGCAACGAAGAAATGTCGGAGTCATTGGAAGCGATATTGTCAGCATTGGTTTTGATCTGAGCGTCAAGAGCGTTGTCAGCTGCTTGCAGAGTCGTTACCGAACTGATGTAGTTGGCAGAACCGTTAGCTGTGTAAGCACCGTTAGCACCAAGACCAGCACCAGCTTGAGTAGCGTCAAGTTCAGTTTGAAGACCAGAAGCAGTTGAAGATACTGAATCAACGTATGCTTTGGTAGCGGCGTGAAGGGAAGAGGTAGGAGCACCTGAAAGGGTCAAAGCCCCAGTCATTGTTCCACCTGCGAGGGCAAGCTTCTTATCAAGCTCTACTTTTGTTTTTTGACCCAATTGGGTAAGCAAACTAGACATAATATATAATCCTTTGTTGTGGGTTAGTTGTGTTTAGAAAGAGTATAAGGACAGCTAATAACTGTCAAGCATCCGCAATTAGAATGTCGCCAGCTTCTGTAAGTAACGAATTACCAAGCTCATCTGTAATATGTATGGATTGTGGTATAGCAGTTCCTAAACTACTAATTAACCAATCAGTTCCGTTATCTATTGCTAAACAAGGACTTCCATCGTCACCGTCTGATACATAAACAACTCTACCAGCAGTACCACTGGACGGTAAACTAGAAGATGTATACGATCCTACTTGTAACAGTTGGGATATAGTAAGGTCACCGCTAACTGTACCACCTGATGTATTTAACTTGTTATCAAGCTTTGCTTTAACCTTCTGACCTAACTGTGTTAATAAACTACTCATTGCTCGTTACGGTGTATTTAATCCATCTATAAAGTCTTGATAATCACCAACTTCCTCTTCTCGTGCGTCTAAGAAGTACGGCAAATCATTCCAAGCATCTGATCCGTTTCCGATCTTAATCCTGTTACGTGCTGAGTCTAATTCGATTCCTAGTTCCCCCTCTAAAAGAACAGGGTTGGTTGATGCCCAGTTAGCTGCGGTATCTCTTCTAAGTTGTATTCTTTTACTAAATGTAGCCATTTGTTATGCTCCTCCTCCTTCGTAAACATCTAAGTTATCACTAGCAGTAGCTCCTAAAGAATCGATCTGTGGGTCACTCAACGGTGCATTACCCCCACTTAACCCGATGATGTCAGGGTCAGATGTTAAAGAATCTGTTATCGCTTGTGCAGCAGCAGTCGTAGCTATCGCTTCCGTAACACCACCAGCAGCAACTGCACCAAGTGTATTGTACTGAGCAATCAACGGATTACGTCGGATAACCGGAGGTCTTCTGTACGGCCTAGCCATCAGCACTTCCACCTACGCAACGCTAAAGCTTTACGAGTAGGACGTCCTTTACTATCTTTCATCGGTCCCTTCACTCCAGACATCCTAGCACAGAAGGAACGCTTACGTGGACCACCGCCGGGCTGTGGAGCTTTCAGCTTAGAACCAGTAGCTCTGTTGTACTTCCGTCTACCTTTAGCAGTAAGCCCACCTTTTCGAGACTTCTCGCCTCTACCTATAGACAACGAGACACCCATCTTATTTCTTCTTAAACCCACGCTTCATATTAGCGTAAGCCTTTGGTGTAATCGTTGACTTCTTTTTACTGCGACTGATGCCGAGTTTCTTTCTTCTATTAATGTTTGCGTATAATCCTTGTTTCATCTTTGTACTAATACCTCCATCATACGATCTAATTTAGTGTGAACTTCTTTAAGTGCTTCTTCTACCTTTGCGATCCGTGCTTCAACAGCTCTATCTCTTTCCCGTTGAGCAGCTAACTCCACCTCTATCTTAGTCATTCTTTTCTCACCGAGATCAAGACGTTCAATAACACGTTTGATAATCCACCCGATCACGCCAAGAGCGACGACAAGTCCGGTGTTAAGAAAGCTGGAGATGGAGTCGATCATTGTTTCTATTAAATTTTATATGTGATCGTAAACTGAATATCGGCAGAACCTGAATTTAAAGCTCCAACTGTTAGACTCAAGTCACCGCCTCCCGATGAGGATTGTCTAAGTTGAATCACATCTGAACTATCCCCAATTTGAGGAACGATAAAACCACTAAATGTAACATTATCAAGAACGCATGAACCTTGACTTAAACCTTCACTTGAAGCTGTAAAGGGTAAACCTTGTATATAAAGAGTATTACCAGCGGTCATACCTGTAGTATCAATATTTAACATTTGAGCAGAAATCGTAACAAGATCACCGTTTCTTACATATCTTAACCCATTAAGTGTACCTATAGTAGCTTGATTCCCACCCGATTGTGCATCTGAAATAACAGGAATCCATACCGTAGCTGGTTTATATATTGGAATGGTATCTGAGAAAGTAATACCAGTTGCTACGATCCCTTCGTTATAAGTGCTTCCTACAGGTTCAAACTTATCATTTAAAGAGATTAGATAACCATCACTAGTACTGATACAGTTATAAGCATTACCGCCTGTAAATGTATTGCCTCTAAAAACTACCGTATCTCTAACCTCATCTAATCTTACATGGTAATAATCACCCCCATAACCATTTATATTGGCTAAAGATTGAGCAAAGAAATTACCGTCAATTACAATGCTGCTTTCAGTATTTGATAGTATTGAAGTACCCGCAGCATCGCTACCACCACCGCCTGTAAATGAAACAGCAGGTGGAGAACTATAACCACTACCGTTATCAGTCATAACGACAGAGTCTACTTGACTACCATCGAGAACAGCATATCCAGCAGCTCCGCTGCCTCCACCTCCCGTAAATGTAACAGTAGGTGCGGATTCATAACTACTTCCACCATCTGATATAGTAACACCTGTAACTACCGGTGCATTATTATTAAAGAATATTTGAGGAGTGGCAGTACCTGGACCACCCCGATTGCTTTCAAAGTAGTTACCGCATATATAGATACTAGAACCAAAGTTAAGGCGTAAACCACAATAGTCAGTACCGTTACCTTGCATTGTGTTGCCTATAATTCTTACACCATAAGATGATTGACCGCTACTTCTTCCGATCTTCATACAACCGTTCCCACTCTCCATTGTATTATTTGAGAATGTGCAAGCCCAAGCTTGATTAAGGTCTATGAAGTAATATTGGTGCTGAGTTGAATAGCACCCATCAACGGTAATTTGTTGAGCAAAATAATTGTTACTATCTTCCCCGCTGTTTTCAGTAAAGAACCCATTACAATATTCAAAGAATAAATTTCTAAACTCACAACGCCACATCCTGCCCACATTAAATATGCGAGCGTAATTAGGCATAGTAATGTAGTTATTCTTGTATGTCGTTCTATCTGTAGCGTCAGAAGCAGCTGCGGAACTTGAGCAGAAATTTAAATCTTCAACGAAAACTGCACTTACACACTCGGACGAAGCACCGTCAGGGCCAGCCATCCAAACATTATTAGCACCTACATTGTTTACTACAATACGACTATTAGAGCCATCTCCGTAGATTTTAATAGGTTCAGGTTGATCTTGATAAGTAGGATCGCTTTCAGCGAATTGAAGGCAAGTGTTAATCTTCCCGCTTTGTGGTTCAAAATAATACTCACCAGCGGGGAAATAAATCGATCTACCACCTGTACCATTTTGAGCCGCATTGATTAAAGATTGTATAATAGTTGTGTTATCTGTAGCTCCTGTATTATCAGCCCCGTAATCCAACACGTTAACAACATCAGCGAACCGATCAGCAAGACTCCTAGCCCGTGTTGAACCTGTCGCTGTTACTTGTGCTTCATTAACCGTCGCAACAGAAGCAGCAGCAGTAGCAACCACACATATCTCAGCAGAGTTAGAAGGTATCGTATTAAATGTAATAGCTGTAGCACCTATCGTGTAGTCAGTATCTGGAACTTGTACAAGACCGTCTATCGATACGATGTACGCTTTTGCGTCTGTTGTTTGCGGGGTAAACGAAAGAGTGAAGACGTTATCAGTTCCGTTACCAGTGTGTGTGGATTTATAGAACCCAGCTAAGTTGGTATCGGTAAGTGCGATCTGTGTGTCTACGTATCCTTTGTTAATAGCATCGGTTGCTAATGTACCGTCCGCTAAGTTCTTGATCTGCTTGTTACCAGCGTTGTAGTTCGTACTACCTTCTAGCTCTTTCAAACCGGAATCCGCACCTTCAGTAGCTTCTTCAGCTAAGTAACGATTGTGTAGGTACGCTCTATCTAACTCAGCCTCTGTTAACACCGATCCGTTCTGAAAGTCTACAAGGTTCGTGTTAGGTGCTGACCTACGTTTTATACGTACTAACTCACCACCAGCCAGAGCAGTCGTTGGATTGCTTAGATTGATGCGTTGAGACGGAGAGGTTTCAATGGTGTAGTTTGTAGTGATCGTTTGATCTACACCCTCGATTTCCACAATAACGTGATCGTCTTCAAGATACGGAAAGTTAAAAGCAAAGTACTGCTGTGCTGCTGTTGCTGTATAGTCTACGTAGGTGTTAGCCATGATGATAAGTGTATATTATTAATTATTGAGTGAGAAGAGCAAGTCCTTAGTCTAATAGCGGAGCTAATTCAGGAGCTACTACTTTTCTTGGAGCGGTTTCTCCTTCGATTAATGTCTTCTTAGTTAAGTCTCTTAATAAGTAGTATTGTGCTTCTAATTCTGGGTTTTCTCTTACTAATTGCTCTAAAGCTTTATTCCTCAACGCACGGAGATTCGCTTCTATAGTAATCTGTCTTGCATTAGTTATAGGAGAACCTTTAGGTACTTTACCCATTCTTTGATATTTAGGTTTATTGTAAGCTCTAATTATTGCATCAGCTGGTTTTAGTTCTGAGAATATTTGTTGCCAACGGTCATATAGAGTCTGCTCTAATCCAAAACCGTAATCTTTTTGTACCTTTAATTTCTTTAGATTTAAACCAGGAACTCCATCGTCCGGTCGACTAAACTTAAAACGACCGCCAACTTCTGCTAAAATCATTCTAGCTTCGTCTTCTTTAGTAAATAACTTCTCACCTACTTTAGATGCCCTACCCATTTTAACATCTTCTTTAGTAGCAGTAGACGCTCTTAAACTTTCAACACGCAAAGGACTTAAATAGTTTATAGCTTGTCCTATTGCATCATATTGAGATGCTCGCTTAGGTATTCCTAACTCGTCTCTTTTAGGGTCTAACTCTCTGCGAGTTTTAGCAAAAGCCATTTTAAACTGCTCCATAGGCTCGTTTATTTGTCTTAGGTATGGATCATTTAATTGAGCAGCAGCTTTCATTGCGGACGGTACTGCCATTCTATTTATAGCGGTAAACAAAGCATTAGCACCGCTCTTACCTCCTTCTTCCCACTTACCTCTAAACAGACCGTCATTCAACTCACTAATATTCATTAAGTAAGTTTTGTCTGTAATCATAGTGGTTAGTGCTAGTTGAACGGAACTAATAACTTGATCCAATTCTTCATCTGGCATTGAGTTATCTTCTTTAGCTCTTAGTAATGTAGCAGACACTCCGTATACATCAGCGATAGAACCTAATCGACTTAAAGGTAAATAATTATCACCCATTTGGTCTCCACCTGCATTGCCAGTATCCCAAAATCTTTTAGCAGCTGACATGTTTATAGCGTGTGGTTCCCAACCTGTACTCATTTTAGTTTCACGCTCTTTATAATCTTTGGGACCTTCTCCTGTAACTATACCTTGATCTGCAAGATATAAAGCAGAAGCCCATAATCCAGCACCTACTATCTGTCTACCTCTAGCTTGTGCTCTTATAGACGGATTGTCGCTTCTTAGTTCCTCTAGTGTCCTTTGGAACGTCATCTTGTTCATCCCTGGTATCATTAGACCACCACTAAGAGTACCCCCTAGTTCCATAAACATGTTAGTAGGAGTTCTTAAAAATAACTGAACTAATTCTAATACGCTAGATTTCTGTCTTAACTCACCTAATTTTGTAGCACCTGCCTCTAGTACACCGTAGTCACTACTTAGTTCTCTTTGGAATGTTATTTTATCTCCAAAGTCCTTCATGTATTCGATTTCACTAGACAGTTTATTTGTCCAGTTATCTCTAACATATTCGGTTATAAACTCTTTAGCTTCCTCAACATTGAGTCCTTGCTCTCTAGCTTTAGATACAGCATCCATCTCTACATCGTTCTTTGTCTTGAATCTTTTTCCGTCAACAAAGTACCGAGCTAACCTAGACTCCATGTAATCTTTTATCTGCCCTACAGGGGCTTCACCTCTTTTAACTAGTTGTTTATATTCTTCAGCTAACAACGCACGAGCTTGAGCTTTACCGAATAAGTGCCTATAGAACTCATCTTGAAATACTAAACCTTTAGGACCAAAACTTAAAAGTTCTCCTGTATTTTCAACAGTCTCTCCTATAGGTCCTGATAGTCCAGTAGCTTCCATAGTAAAAGCTTTTTCACCTATCTTCTCGTAGTGGTTATTTAAAGACATCGACCCTTGAGAATTAGCAGCAGCTACTTTAGCAGCCTGAAAAGCATCATCTATTCCGTATAACAAATACTTAGTAGTTCTTAGAGCCATCCTAGTTTGTTCTAAATTACCTGTAGCTAGTCCACCTACCCCTTGGTTCATCAACGAATAAAGAGTCATCATAGCATTACCAGCAGCAGCGGCAGCTTGTGTAGGAGGAGCACTCAAAACACCATCGTAAACTAGTTCTTTACCTACTCTACCAAACTTCTCACCTATTGATCTCTTACTTATTTCTAACAGTTTTCCTAGCTTCTGTGGGTCTTTTACTAATCTTATTTCATTTAGTAGAGCTTTTACATTCTTTAACCCACCGAGTTTTTCTAGCTGTTCTTTAAGTTCACCTGGGCTAAGTTCTTCTGGATACTTAATAAGTTCTTCAACTAAATCCTTTTCAGCTTTTGTAGCTTTCCTTTCAAAGGTGTTAATATTAGCAGCTATTTGATCTTTAGCTATTTTTCTACTCTGTAACAACTTACCAGCTGAACTAGAAATTCTAGCTGATTCTTCTAAAAATATTTGAAGTCTATCCATATCAGCCATTAGTCGAGTAGCTACAGCTGGATCGTTTAAATCTGTATTAGCTTCTACTTTCTTAAACCAATCTTCCATAGCTGAAAAAGTCATACTATCAGCCAACGCTGTTTTAAATATAATATCTTCAGACTCTTTAGCTATCTGCTGTACAAACCTAGCTTCATCTAATTCAGGATCAAGTTTCTTTCTTAAAGCCGTTACTTGTTTTATTAAAGATTCTTTATCAGTCTTAACACGACTTGTTTTGATCTTATCACTTAACTGTTCAAGTACACCCACCACTGATTTCTGTATACCTTGGTCCGTAGTAAAAGTAGCTAAGTTAAGCGGTATAATTTCACTCTTACCTTCTAGTACTTTAGACAAGTCTTCATCACTCATCCCCATTCTTTCTAGGGCTTCTAGCTTCTGTTCAGTGGTGAGCTTAGTGGGTTGAGTGGGTTGCGGTGCTATTTCTGGTTCAACAGATTTTTCTGCGGTCGGTGCTTCGATTTCTTCTTTAGGTCTAAGTACTGTACCTTCTCCTACTTGTGGTTCTTCTAGTTTTCTTATTCTATCAACAATAGCTTGTCTTGTTTCTTGCTCTTGTTTAATAGCCTCTTCTTTCAGCCCATCTAAGTATTCTTTATCTCCTACTCTAATAGTCTCAAGAGTTTCTTTAATTTCTCTTTTCTCTCTTAATAACAAATCTCTGTACTCACCTGTTACTTCAGGGTTCTCCAGCATACTATCTATAGATGAAATTCTTTTAGCTGCATTAACTTCAGCTACCTTCTTCATCTTATCCATGTCACTAGCAGACGATCCTAGTTTATGGAAGTTCTGTCCGGATGTTAGATACTTAGTACCACCCCCAAATAACAAACCAGCTGCACCAGAGAAACCTAACTGTTGTACACTTATTCCATCTGTTCTTTTACCTGTGGCTACTTCAAGACCTTGTCGTAACAAATCTTCAGTAAAAGCCATTGCGGTACCTTCAGCAGCAGCTACACCTGTTTGTTTTAACCTAGATAATTGGGCTACTTTTTTATACGCAGCTAACGGTCCTAATGTTCCTATAGCTGTTGTAGCTATGCCTTCTTCCGGTGAATACTCTGCTTCAGGGTCTCTGTGACTTTGTGCCCAATAATTAATACCTAAATTACCTAGTCCATTTATTGCTATATAAGCACCTATGCCTGGCAAACCGCCACCAAGTAAAGGAGTTGTAACACTTTGTAAAGCAACGCTACCTCCGATCTCTCCTCCTATTGATTCAGCTAATCTTAAATACTTACCATCTTCCTCGTCTATAGGTTCAAGAACTCCTGCCGTTGAAACCTCACTAGGAGCACGGGTAGAGGATGAATCAGCTAAAGGTAAACCCTTCTGCTTAAATCCCTCAAAAGCTTTTTGTTCCTCAATTAATTCTGCAATCGTCTTAGCCATTACTGTATTTTATCTTTGTAAGCTCGAAGAAATGTCAACACCTCTTCTAAGTTATCTGGGAACTCTAAGTTTGAAATTAAACCTTCTATCTTCGAATCAACTAGCGAAGCGTTGCCTGTCTCAATTCCTCTTATAGCGTTTTCTAAATTTTTAACAGTGATATATGAATCAGTATCTATGATATATTTACCAGTCCGCAACTCGCTTAGTACTGTCTTCTTGTACTCTTCGTTAAAGTCTTGATATAGGTTTATAGACTGTTCTGTTAGTGTTTCGTCGAGCTGTTGAGGTGTGATATTAGGGTTAGCTTTTACTAAATCGTCTCTTGTTTCTTTGAGTTTAGATCGCCAAGCTAACATACCTTTAAGTCTTAAAGTATCTAGGGTATTCGGGTGTGCGTTGTAGTTGGTTATATCTTTAACAGCGTTTGTTGTAGCAGGGCTAATACCAGCTATCTTCATCTCTTCCGTTAGCTTTGTATCCTTAAATTGATTTTTAAAACTTTCTGTTAATCTTTTAACAGCTGAGATTCCCTCCATAACTTCGTTATTGAATCTATCACTGTCACCGTTCTGCTGTTGTATTGTTTTAAAGTCGTCAAAAGATAGCTCTCTCCTCTCTAAAGCATCTTGAGCGTCTTCAAGCACATCTAAGCCTTTATCTAAATCTGCTTTCAATGTGCTCCAAACTCTAGGATCAGTCTCTATATCAGCATCTGCATTATAGTAATCTTTATTGGATAACTCTATCATGCTTCGTATAGTTTCTTCTACATCCAAACCATGCACATTAGAAGATACACCAGTAAGTCTTACACGGTTCGTCCAATCTTTTAAATAAGAATCAGTAATAATATCACCATCGTTGAGCTTACCTTTAAACTCTGTCACTAAAGGATTTAATACTTCCTCTTTATTGGTTGTGTATAAGTTTTTTGCTTTGTTTTTAAAATAGGAATCTTTAGCTTCTATGTCTCTTTTAAATGTAGCTAGATCATCTCTAAGTTCTGCTGTAATAAACTTAGCCCCAGTATCAGGATTAATCACCCAGTTCTCTATATCTTTTACCTTTCTTAAAGCTAGAGGAGCACCACCAGATTCAACTAACTCCAATATGGATGGTTTAATTAATTCATCAAAAGCATATTTATGAGAGTTCTCAAACACACCCGCAGCTCTATTAACCCAACCAACCATCTCAGGACCATTAATATCTATCTCGCCTTTTACAACACCTTCGACTAGCGGTAGTCCCAGTTCTAACCAAGCTCCCTTACTCTTCTCTGTTCTTACAGCATCTAATCTACTATTAACATCCTTCCTAAACTCATCATCTACTTTACCTAATACTTCAGCAGCATATGCTCTAACAGATGGATCAGAGAACTCAGGTCTTTTTAAGAACTCAGCTTTGGTTTTTGCGATAGCTACTTCAGGATCATCTGTGGTTTCAACAAGACTTCTTAATTGAT